CGAATGGAAGATGGTGTTCCGCGAGTTCCGCGGCACCCCCCGCACCTACCACGAAGAGCCGGTGCTCTTCGGCATGGGCGCGGCGCCCGCGTTGCCCGATGGCACGCCGGTCACCTACCAGTCGGGCGGTGTGCTGTTCATTCAGCGCTACGTCTACCAGGTGTACGGTCTGGCCTTCGCCCTGACCAAAGTTCTGGTCGAAGACGGCGATCACATCAAGATCGGCAACATCTACGCCGAGCATCTGGCGCAGTCGCTGATCGAGACGAAAGAGACGTTGTGCGCGAATGTGCTCAACAACTCCTTCAATTCAGCCTATCCGGGCGGTGATGGCGTCTCGCTGATCGCGACCAACCATCCGATCGCCCCTCCCGCCGGCACGTTCTCCAATCAGCTCGCGACCGCGGCCGCGCTCTCGCAAACCTCGCTTGAGCAGATGCTCGTGCAGGTCCGCAATGCCGTGGACAACAACGGCAAGCGTATCCGCTTGAACCCGCTGCAGATCGTCACCGGCCCGTCGAACGTGTTCCAGGCCGAAGTGCTCTTGAAGAGCGTGCTGCGCACCGGGACTGCGAACAACGACATCAACCCGGTGAAGTCCATGGGCCTGTTGTCCAAGGGCCAGGCGAACATCACCCGCTTGACTTCAACCACTGCATGGTGGATCCAGACCGACGCGAAGCAGGGCATGAAGCTTTCCATGCGTCGACCGCTGCAGAAGTCGATGGAGGGAGATTTTGAGACTGACAGCGTCCGCTACAAAAGCACCGAGCGCTATTGGCCGTCGTTTACAGACCCAAGAGCACTCTTTGGCACTGCTGGCATGTGATGGATTTTTCATGACTTTTCTTCGTAGCTTTCGGCATGCTCAAAGACAGCGCCGAACTGCTGCGGAAGGCAGCCGCCTACCTCGACAAACATTCGGAGTAACTAGACCATGCCGCAGTTTTCAGATTCGCTTTTTCTAGGGCCTGTTGTTGCCGGGGGTCCTAAAGATGCACCATCCGTAGGAGTAGCCGCAGGGCCGCTTTTGGCGGCAAACGATTTTGGCGGGTCGGCTCCAATGACCAGCGGCATCGGACCGCTCGGCCGCGTGTTCGTCTACGACCAGGTTCCTTTGGCGCTGGGCACCGCGAATCTTGCTGCCGCCCAGACGCTTGCGGGTGCCGGCGCGCTGGCGCTGACAGCCGGCACTGGTCTTACCAGTTTGGTGGATTCCACCGGAGTCACGCGATATCTGTTTGATGTGCCGAGGTGCGTATCGTTGACCTCGACCGGCAATATCTCGGCGGTGAATTTTACCGTGAAGGGATATGACGTGTACGGACAGCCGATGACGGCCACCCTGGCTGGCCCCAACAACAACACCGTCAACACCCTGAAGGCGTTCTTCTCGGTGATCTCCATCACGGCATCCGCAGCCGTTGGCACCAACACCAGTGCTGGAAGTTCCGATATCTTCGGGTTGCCGGTGGCGGTGGCCGATGCAGGCTACATCGTCAAATCCTCGTGGAACAACACGCTGGCGCAGAACGCCGGCACGTTCACCAAGGCGGATGCGACGAGTCCGGCGACCTCAGCGACCGGCGATGTTCGCGGCACCTATGCGCAGGCAGGCGCTGCGTCCAATGGCGTGATCCGGCTGGTGTTGACGCTGGCGTTGAGCGGCGCCGCAGTAAGCTCCAAGGCCACTCGTTTGGGTGCGCTGGGCGTCACGCAGTTCTAACTGTCAGGAGGCATCTATGCGCCCAGTGATTTTGAGCCTGACGTTAGTGGCCGGCGCAGTCGGTGCCATTGCCGCATCGCAAACGCTTGGGGGCGCGGGTGCGCTGACGATCAACGGGTCGTTGGCCACAGGCGGCGTTGCGAAGATGGCCGCGCAGCAGAACATCGGGATCACCTCCACCGGCAACTACTCTGCCACCACGTTCAATATCACGGGCACCGACAGCCAGAATCGTGTGATCTCCGAAAGGCTCGCGGGCCCGAACAACGGGACGGCGACCAGCGTTCTGAACTACCTGACCGTGACCTCGATCACCTCGAGCACGGCGCTGGCGACGGCGACCACGGTGGACACGCTGGGCATCGGGGCAAGCCGGGAAGTTCCGGTTGATCGATACCTGAACCCGGGGAACGTGTCGGTCGCCGTGGAGGTCACGGGCACGATCAACTACACCGTACAGTGGACGATGGACGATGTGTACGCGGGTGCCCCCGGCCCGTTTGTCTGGTTCCCTGGACAGACCAATGTGGTGAATGCCACCACCACCCAGGCAGCCTCAATCGTCTCCCCCGTGAGTGCTGTACGTGTTGTCACGAACTCCGGAACCGGAACCGCAAAACTCATCGTGCAGCAGTCCGGCGCTGCATCCTAAGAGGACAGACCCATGAAAGGTTTCAAAGATTCCACCCGCACGATGCAGGGCCACAACTTCGGGAAGTCCCACGGCTTCAGTCACTCCACCGGGGGCACGATCAATCGGCTGGCCCAAGGCGGCAAGGTCGGAGGGCTCACTGAGCACGAAAGCGACCTAAACGGCCATTCGGCCGTGCAGCGCTCGGAATCCTCGACGCAGGAGCTCGCTGAGCACGGCGGCAAGACGCCGCTGACCTCCGGCTACAAGCACGGTGGCAAAGTGGTGCACAAGCACTTCCACGTGCACCACCATGGCAAAGGCGGCAAGATCCACACGAAGAGTTACGAACGTGAGGCGGAGCACAAGGCCGAAGGTGGCCATATTTACGACGATACTCGCCCTGAGCCGCCGGACTACGCGAAGGGCGGCAAGCCCAAGCACTGGATCGCCGGGGCCACCAAGAACAAGGGCGCCCTGCACCGTGCGCTGCACGTGCCGGAAGGCGAGAAGATCCCGGCCAAGAAGCTCGCCAAAGCCGAACACTCCAAGAATCCGACTATGCGGAAGCGCGCGGCCCTGGCTGAGACCCTGAAGGGGATGCAGCACAAGGCGACCGGCGGCACGATTAATCCGGTGGCCACCGGAGGCACTATCAACCGTCTGAATGCCGGCGGTGCGCTGTACGCGACTGGAGGCACCATCAATCGGCTCGCCATGGGCGCGCAGCCGGTGGTGCAGGGCCGTGCGATGCCGATGCCGACGCGCGCGGTACCGCAGGGCGTGCTGGGCCAGATGGCCGCGCGTCCCATGATGCCCGCGGCGCGACCCGCCGCGATGCCGGCCGGCCGTCCGATCATGCGCGCCCAAGGTGGCATGACGGTTGCCGAGCACGTGCGCTCCCCGGCTCCGATGGGTCACAAGGGCATGGGCTCGTTCGTGAGACGAGGAGGACGGTAAGAGGTTTGTAGGAGGCACCTGACGGTGCTACATTCTGACCACCCAGCCTCAAGCTTGCGCATAGCGAGCTGCTTCAGACATTCCGGAGCAGCTCGTATTGACCGCGAATTCCACCAACACGGTTAGCCAGACCCCGTTCGAGACTCGCAAGGTTATCGATAGGGCGTTCGGGCGCTGTAAAATCGCACCCGAAAAGATCTCCGATGAGTACATCGAGATCGCCCTCGACATGCTGTATCTGTTCCTCTCGACGCTCTCGTCCAATGGCATTTCGCTGTGGACGATCACGAAGGTCATCCTGCCGCTCTACGATGCCGTCCAGAGCGTTCAGGCGCCGCTGGGCACCGTCGATATCCTCAACGCCAACCTGCGCACCAGCAACCGCCTGAGCGGCACGTACAGCGCCTCAGAGGGCAATGCGGCGCTGGCGTTCGATGGGAACCTCGCGACCGCCTGCACGCAGACCGATGCCGGCGGCTACATCCAGATCCAGTTTCAGTCGCCGACCGCGACGCAGATTTACGGCATCCTGCCGAACGCTTCAGGTGTATGGAACATCGCGATCCAGACCTCCGTGGACGGCTTCACGTGGGAAAGTGTGTACGTCAACCCGACGCTGTCAATGGTCGATGGCCAGTGGTTCTGGGTCGATATCGAGGGCATCCCAGAATCCGGCGTCAACTACGTACGCCTGCAGGCGTACGGGCTCACGGTGCTAGATGTCACCGAGTTCGTGCAGCAGAACCTGCCCGAAGAGATCCCGATCGCGAAGATCAACCGCGACGACTACGCGAATCTGCCCGACAAGTGGCAACTGCCAGGGCGCCCGGTGCAATTCTGGTACGACAAGCAGATTGACCAGCCGATCCTGACGTTGTGGCCGCCGCCGTCTGCGGCGTATCAGCTCAACCAACTCGTGCTGTACGTGCAGATGTACGTGCAGGACGTAGGCTCACTCACGCAGCAGCTCGCGATCCCGCAGCGCTGGTTCCTGGCGATCGTCAGCGAGCTTGCGCGGCAGTTGTCGATGACGATCCCGGAGGTCAGCGACCCTAACCTGATGGCGCAGATTGCGGCGGAAGCCGATCGACAGCTGGCAGTCGCATGGGCGAGTGAGAACGATGGGTCGCCGACGTACCTGCAGCCAGCGATTTCGTGCTACACCAAATGAGCTTTGTCGTTTACATGGTGTTTTGTACCACCACCTGCAAGCGGTACATTGGGTTAACGAATAACCTTAAAAATCGTATGTTGTCGCACAGAAAGACGAAGGCGGGATCCCTGCTTCTAGGTAATTCTCAAGAGGCGCTTCAGAAAGTTCTTGCTGACCGGATTCTTGCGGCTCAACGGAGAGAGTCGATAAAGAAGAAAACCGAACTATGGAAGAAGAAGTTTTATGCGGGAGAATTTCCAAATAGGAAACCCAAGGGATTTGTATGCCCATCTTCTTAGATCCTCGTGGCCGCGCGACGATGGGCGTGGCGCTATGCGCGCGTTGTAGCCGAAAAATGTTCCTCGACCAACTCTACTCCGACCCGAACTCCCCCGGCCTGCGCGTGTGTCTGGAAGACCTGGATGTGCTCGACCCCTATCGCCTCCCCGCACTCCAAACCGAGCAGATCAACTTACCCTTCGTGCGGCCGGATGTGCCGCTCACCGTTTCACCGCCCTATGGCATCACGCCGGGCCCCGAAGATCCTTGAGGACCGCATGAAAAAGCTTCTACTGTTTTTGCTGGCGGCGCTCGCGGCGCCATTTGCGCAGGCTGCCAATACCACGTTCTCTGGCCTGCCGCCGGCCGCGTCCATCACCGGCAGCGAGCAGCTGGGGATGGACCAGGGGCCGACCACGGTTCGCTATTCGCTGTGGAAGATCATCGGGCTTCCGCAGAACACGCAGAACCAGAACTACGTGTTTGTGCTTTCTGATCAGGGCGCTGAGATCTACCACTCGGATACCAACGCGTACACCTACACGATTCCGCTCAATTCGATTACAGCGTTTCCGATCGGCACGCAGATCACCGTCGTCAACAACACCGGCGCTGGTGCGCTCACCATTGCGCCATTTAGTGGCGTCACGTTGCAGCTCTCGGGTGGCTCATCGATTGGCCCGCAGACGGTTGCCGCTCAGAACCTCATCACGGTGACGAAGACCGGCACAGACCAGTGGATTTTGAACGCCAGCGGAAGTGGCGGCGGAGGGGGCGGCGGTATCGCCTCATTCAACTTCACCAATACGGGGTTTACTCAGTGGATGACCGTGACGGGTACGCCCTGCGCCACCAGTGGCTGCACCGTGAATATCTCGCCGGTCTCCGGATTGAGCGCCAGTCAGTTTCTGGCGACGCCACCGACCAGTTCGGGGCCTGTGGGATTGCGCGGCATCGCTGCGGCCGACATTCCGGCGGCGCTGCCCTCAACCAATTCGATCAATGGGACGAGCATTCCGGGGAGCGCTACGCTGATCTATGCCGGTGGTCCGCTGGGGACGCCCGCGTCTGGAAATCTGGTCAATGAGGGCGGCTACCTCGCAAGCAGTCTTTCCGGAAATCTGGCGATAGCCAACTTCAATGGCGGCTCTGGTGCGAATTCCGGCACGTACTGGCGTGGCGATGGGGTCTGGGCGACGCCGACAGGTTCAGGCACCGTCAACGGCTGCGGCAGCGCCAATCAGCCGGCCTACTATTCCTCAAGCGGGTCCGCGGTCAGTTGCGAGACCGCGCAGGCGTTCATGGGGCTGTTGAATCAGGCAACCCCGGTGACGAGCGCCTCAACGACCTACTCGTTCACCTCGGCCGATAAAAACTTCCCCTTCCCGGGCACGACGTTTACCGCAACTGGCACGGTCACCGCCACCATCTCCAATGATGCCACGGGGGGCTGGGTCGCGGGCGACGTGCTTGCGCCGCAGGATATCGGCGGCTTGATGAATATCGTGGCGGGCTCCGGCACGATTTTCTGCTCCGCATGGTCGGTAGAGCTGACGACGCATGCTTGCAGTGGCGCCGGCGGCCTCAATACCTATCCGACCTATAATGCCTACGAGGGCTTTGTTTTTAGACACACCGCAACCGCCAACACGTGGCAGATGGTGTCCGTCACGCCCTACGGTACGCAGCAAGAGTACAACATCGGCGTGGGCACCGTGGCGCTGCCGACCGGCTCAGTGGCGGCGCAGAGCGGCAGCACTCCGACCTGTAACACGGTGACCGTTTCAAGCTACTACGCCACCACGACATCAAAGGCGGTGCTGACCCCTACGGTTGACTCCACGACCGTCGCTGGCTACGTGCCGGCATCACCTGGCGCGGGGAATCTGGACATCTCGTGGTGGTTCAGCAATAGCACGCAGCCAGGGCAATTAAACATCAAGCAGTGCAATCGGACCTCATCGGCCATAACGGCCGGCGCGATGACGCTTGGGTATGTGATATTCCCGTGATGAAGCGACTTCTCATTGGGATCTTTGCATCGGCGCTTCTGTGCATGCAGGCGCATGCGCAGATTGTCTTCCCGATGTTCTATTCGGGCCCCAGCAGCAGTGGTGGCGGGGGTTCCTGTACGATCACCACCACAAGCCCGCTGCCAGCCGGTACTGTGGGCGTATCCTACTCGCAGACCATCAATGTAAGCGGCGGGTGCACCGTTCCGATTACTTGTTCCATCACGGCCGGCGCGCTCCCGTCTGGGCTCTCATTGGGCGGAACGGGTAACTGCACGGTCCAAGGCACGCCCACGACCGCGCAAACAACTACGCCTACAATTCAGGCAGCCGATAGCGCTTCGCATACACCGACCCAAGCGTATTCGATCACGATCAACACCTCTGGAGGCGGTGGGGAAACCCCGTTCTATAACTGCCCGCCGGGAACCGGCTTCTCCTCCTCTGGCGCGTGCTCGGGTGTCATCGGCTATTCGGGTCAGTACCAGATCTCCGGCACCGCGCTCTACTTAGGCTACAACGGATCCTCGGGACACGCGGCGTCTAACTGGTGGTCGACCACTCAGACATCAATCAACAGCAATTTCGACGCCACCTTCTGGTTCTACCAGAACGGCAACATGACCGGCGCTGGTGGCACTTCCGGCGCTGTCGCCTCTCCGTCGAATCCTGCTATCGCGGCGATGTCGTTCATTGTTCAGAACAACACTGTCGCCTCCTCGAACACCCCGTCCTGCCCAACCGGCTCAATCAACATCGTCGGTCAGGGGTCCTCCGCCGATGCGAACATGGCGAGCTACGGCGCCTACGGTCCCGGCGTTGCCGGTCAGTGTCCGATCGGCAATTCCATCGCAATCAAGTTTGATTGGGGCGGCGTCAACGGCACATTTGGCGGCGGAAGGCTCTACCCATCAAGCTCTACCGCAATGGCGCAGACGGGCTTGTATTACAACTGGGGACCGTGGGATGCCTTGGTGCCCAGCCAGGATATGGCAGGATCCTACGGACTGAACCTCTACTCGCAGCACGTGTTCAAGGCGCACGTGTGGTACGACAACTCCGCCAGTCTCTTGTCGATGACGGTCACCGACACGGTCACCGGCGCTCAGTACCGCACATCTTGGTCCATCAACATTCCAACCGTCATCGGCGGCAACAGCGCGTGGTTCGGATTCGGCGCCGGGCAGGGGCCGAACGTCGTTTCTAACATCGCGATCACCGGGGTGACGTACAACACCGGGCTTTACACCCGTTTGGCAGCGCCGACTTTGTCGCTCGCCTCGGGTGCATATTCCAGCTCTCAGACCGAGACGATCACTTGTCCCTCAGGCGCCACGTGCTACTACACGACTAACGGCCAAGCGCCGACCACCAATTCGACGCAATACACCGCGCCCTTTACGGTCTCCTCCTCCGAGATCGTCCAGGCAGTGGCGATCGAGAGCGGCTACACCGACAGCTACGTTGCCAGCGGAAACTATTTGATCCAGTCGTCTGGTCCATACCCGATCAACATCGCCACATTTACCACGGGCAACATGCAGCCCAATGGTTCTGCAGTCATCACGGGCGGATATGCAAGACTGACGGACACGGGGGCTGCCGGTAATCAGGCAGGAACCGTATTTTATCCTTACCAAGTGGCAACTGGGACTTTCACCGCGCACTTCACGATCAAGACGCTACCAGGTGGTGGAGCGAACAGTGGCTATGCGGATTGCTCAGCGTTCGTCATGGAAGGCACTCCGACGCCAACAAGCGCCAATAATGGCTACGTCTCCTCGGGTCCGAACATGGTCGCGTACCCGGCAGAAGGTTGTGGAGTCATGGGCGGTTATCCGCTCACGCCGGCGGTTGTCGTCAATTTCGATGAGTACACCGGACAGATCGGCGTGTATCAGAACGGCTCCGGCTCAGCCGTTTCCGTCACCGGAATTTCACTGACCAACACAACACCCATTGCGTACACGTTGGTCAGCAACGGTTCCACAATCGCACTCAGCGCAACGCAGTCCGGCGTCGGCACTTTCTCGCACACATACACGGTCAATGTGCCGTCAGTGGTTGGCTCATCGGCATACGTCGGATTCGGTGCCGGCAATGGCGGTGGTCAAGCCGAGCACGACGTCACCGAGTTCGACTACACGAGCCCGTAAAGGATCCCCATGCCTGGTAGCGCAGTTTCCGCAATTTTTTGGAATTTGATGAGATGACTTTAGTCACTTGGATGCCCCTTATCTGCGTCATCATCGGCCTGATGGCTGGTGGCGTGGGATCATGGGTCGGCGTCCGGATTGCAGTGACTCGCTTGGAGGTTTGGCGTCAGGTGGACTCGGAGTCCATTCGGACGATGGCAGAACGTCTGGCGGTACACAGCGAGGATCTGCTGGTACACGACTTGGAGATCGGCCAGTTGATGCGCCACACGGGCCTCGATCGCATCCAGAGACAGGGCGTGCGCGCATGAGTGCTGCAGTAGACATTTGCGCCAGAAGGATCGTAGAGAGCAACTCTGAGGGATTCCGAGCGGATGCTTATGATGATGCCACCGGCCGAACCGTCATTGCACAAGGCGTAGTCACCATTGGCTACGGGTGCGCCTGTCGTCAATGGTCGCCTGCGTTTTCCCTTCAGGTTCTGACGCTGCAATTGGATGAAGTAGATGAGCAATTGTTGGAACATCCGTGGTACGTCAGTTGCGATGACATGCGCAGATCTGCTTTATGCGAGGTTGGTTTTAACCAGGGAGTGGCTGGTCTCGTAAGCGGATACCCGAAACTGATTGCTGCCGTTGAGGCACGAGATTGGCCTGCAGCCCAAGCGCAGTGCACAGTTAAGACGCCGCACTTGCAGGAGCGATATGCCTCCTTGGCGAAAATAATGCTGACTGGAGTAAGCGCATGAACGACGTGATCCCGTGGTACAAATCGGCAATCCTGAAAGGTATCCTCGTGGCCGTAAGCGGCCAGGTCATAAAAGCCGTGACGGATCACTACCACATCCAGTCTGACACGCTTGCCGCGCTGGGCATTGATCCCAACGGGCTCGCCGATTGGATCATGAACATACTTTCCAGTGCGGCGGCTGCCTACGCTGTGCACGCCAGAGTCGCGAAGCCGGTTCCGCCGGTGACGCTGACGAAGGCGGCAGCCGATGCGGCTAACTCCGCCCCGACGATCATTGTTCCGCCAACCCTGCAACCTTTTTCTTCGCCGGCAACCCCGGCTCAAACAAAGGACCTTCCGAAATGAGCACGACAAGCACTCTCGCAACCCTCGCGCAGTTGGAATCCGCCCTGAAAGTGGACCTTCTGCAGACCATCGGCACGCCGGTGCTAACCCTCC